ATTAACATGGCTCCGGGAAACCTAGCAAGAGCAGTACAAGGTATTAACGCTCTAGCTGGAATGGAATTTGAAATGGTTGTTCCTAATGTAGACGTAAATGAAAATCCTTCAGAACCAGATTATGATCTTGATGAAAGACCTAGTAGTATTGATGAAATTTGTGAGTTTTTTGATCAAGGAAATCATAATTCCCCAGAAACAATTAGACGTTTAAGACGAGACCTTGAATCCCAATTCAATGATTATGAAACTGCACTGTTACAGGATGAATGGGATAGTTACACAGGTCGTGATTACTTAGAAGAATGGGTAAAAAATAATGTATCTGATGATGAAATTATTGCCGAATTAAATTTGGATGATGATGCAGAGGTAGGTGATGAAGAACAAGAAAAGTTTATAAGATTAATATCAGATACCCATAATGATTTTTATGATAACGCCAGAGAAAGTTTTGAACGTGACAACCGCGGTAATTTAAGTGAAGATGAATTTTTACATAATGAAGGCTATAAATTTATGACCGATGTAAAAGAGGCTTTTGATTTAGAATGGCCTGTTTGGTCTGAACGTAGCAGTGATTTGCGATCAATAGAAGATGTAGCATTGGATTTTTCAGGTTTTATCGGTCGTCCAGTATCATGGTCAGATCAGGCACACAGCACCAAGAGAGAACCAAATAAATACAACGTAGAACCTGATGTTAGTATAAGTGCAAACAGTCTTGACGATGGTGGACTAGAATTTATAAGTCCTCCATTAGCGTTACCAAATTTATTAAATGATTTGAATAAAGTAAGACTATGGGCACAAAGACAAAGTTGTTATACGAACAGATCATGCGGACTACATATAAATGTGAGTGTACCTGGATATGATATAAGTAAATTAGATTACGTAAAGTTGGCGTTGTTGCTAGGTGACGAGTACGTATTAAATCAATATGGAAGAATAAACAGCACATATGCTAGATCAGCATTACAAGACATAAGAACTACTGTACAAAATAATCCCAAAACTGCCAGTATTCTGTTACAACAAGCTAAAAAACATATGGAAGACGTAGCTTCAAAGATAATACATTCTGGGGAAACTACAAAATATGTTAGTATTAATACTAAAGATGGGTATGTAGAATTTAGAAGTCCAGGTGGTGATTGGTTAAAAATATTAAATACTAAACCAGGTATGATTCAAAGCACATTAATGAGATTTGTTGTCGCATTAGATGCTAGTATTAAACCAGAGTTATATCGTAAGGAATATCTTAAAAAATTATATAAACTATTAGGAGCTAAAGAGTATCAACCAAATGATCCAATCACACTTTTCTCACAATATGTATCAGGGCAGATATCTGCGGCTGACTTAAAAAGGCTGATTGATAGTTTACAATTCAATAGAAAAGTTAACAAGGTAGTAACAGCGACTACACCTACTACACCAAATCAAAATTCTGAAACTCAACCAAAGTAGTCCATCAATGATGTAGTGATTTCTGGGTCAATTGACCCAGAAACTGTTCAAAGATATCGTAATTAGTGAATCAATAAGTAGCTGCCTAATACGTCAATACGATTAGCAGCATCATCACCGTCACCTGGTTTAACAATGACATTCCATTTATGTTTATTTTTCTTATCTACTGGAATACGCATCATTTCATCATAAGTGAGTACTGATTTAGGTTTAAGACTATACTTGATAGCAATACGTTGTTTAACTGCATTTTTTGCATCTTCATTCTTATATTGCCACTTACCTGCTTCATCTTTTTCTAATGCATCAGCAAAGACTGCTTTTGGAACAATCTTACTATTTTTAGTCTTAGCAAAATCAATCTTCTTTTCTTGGCTTGGTAACGCACCCATTGAGAAATTGATAATGAAGTTATCTGGTTTGCTACTTTGAGCAACACCTGCTAATTTAGTGTAAGCATAGAAATCTACTGTTGGGAACTTCTTAGCAAGATCAAATGCCTTTGCTAGATATTGTGGACTAAAGAAGTCACCTGCATCATGCCAACGAATGATTGTTTTAATACCTTTCTTTTTATTCTTTACTTCATGAATAGCAAGTTCGTCTGCTAATTGAGACATAAATCCATCTGGATCGTTATACAAGAAGTTTAAGGTTCTTGTCTGAGATAAACTACTTGCCTTCCATTGTACATAACCGCCTTTCATAGCATAGCAAACTAATTTACAACTACCTGCACCTGGGCAAGTGTCAATGATAATAAAGTCACCGGTATCTTCGTCTACTGCTAGACCTTTTAATGCAGGTAAACCTACATTATAGAATTGGCTTACAGTACCATCGCTGTGCTGCATCTTTTCATTTTGTTTAAGTATCTTTTTAGGTCTTTCGATAAGTAACCCGCGAAGTTTGTCTAAGTCATATTTTTCGCCGTTTTCACCAACAATTGGAATGTTACTACCATGGATAAATGGAAGTTTATATTTGTCCGTTTTCGCTTTATCTTTAGCAATAATTCTGTCAAGATATGAAACTAGTTCATCTTTTTCAAGTTTGCGATGACTAGCTCCGCCTAATTTCGCTTCGTCTACTTCTTCTTCTTTGGGTTCAATACCTGCACTTTTAAGAAATTGGGCAAGACTCATGACCTTCAAACCTTTTGAAAGTGGTTTTGCAGCTTCGGTAATTATATTTAAAATTTTTCTGAAATCCATGTTGACAATCCTATTGGTTTATAGTACTATTTATACATTATGACATTCAACAGTAACATTCAACGTCTTGGTTTTGCTTGCAAATGGGCAGAAATCAACAAAAAGGGTGAAATCGCAAGTGTTGAAGGACTCAACACAGGTGGAACAACCCACGCATGGGCTAAACGTCAAAAATCACAACAAATCGTTGAGGATAAGCTAATTGAAGTAGCCAAGCGCAATATCACTAACACGTATAATCTAATCAAGAAAGTTAGTGAATTGCCCCCATGCTTGCGTATGGTACGTATCACTAGTGATATGCTATCATTTTATACTATGGACGAATTCCAGTACTTCTGGAAGCGTCAAGATGTTCAGGACAGTCTAGCACGTTGGTTTGCACCACTAGGTGATCTGGCTCGCAAGAATGATGTGCGACTGTCATTTCACCCAGACCAGTTTGTGGTTCTTGCTAGTGACCGTCCTGAGGTAGTAAATAAGAGTATTGATGAATTTGAGTATCATACTGACATGGCACGTTGGATGGGTTATGGTAGTAAATTTCAGGACATTAAGATCAACGTACATATCTCAGGCCGTCAAGGTCCCGAAGGTATCAGAAAAGCATATACAAGACTTAGCCCTGAGGCACGTAATTCATTGACTATCGAGAATGAAGAAATGAGTTGGGGTCTTGACTCATGTTTGGAGCTTGTTGATCTAGTACCAATCGTACTAGACATTCATCATCACTATATCAATACAGGAGAATACATTGAAGCAACTGATGATCGCATTAAAGTTATTAGTGATAGTTGGCGCGGTGTGCGTCCTGTCGCCCATTTTAGCGTTTCAAGAGAAGAATATCTATCTACCCATAACCGCAATAGTCGTCCATGCTTAACAACATTGTTAGAGTCAGGATTGAACAAACAAAAATTGAGGGCACATTCCGATTACATGTGGAACAATGCCGTCAATGACTGGGCTTATACTCATTGGCAGTGGGCGGATACTATGGTAGAAGCAAAGTCCAAAAACTTAGCCAGTTTTAGATTGTATGAGTATTGGGAAGGCCTCAAGGTATAAGTCTTTTTCTTTTGGGAATTGCCGTTCCGCGAACTACACATTTATTTATGCCAATTTATATTGACTTTTCTGTATAATGGTGTTATATTTGATATCAATTACACTAAGGTAAAGAACATGTTTGATAAATTAAAAAATATTTTGGGTTTAGAAGTGAAAAAAGAAGAGCTACGGCTTAATCCTCTGAGCGAGGATTCTCCTAAGCCCGAAATAAAGAAAGAAGAGCCAGAGACTAATTCTACAAGTGAGAATGCTCCTAAGCCTAAACCTAAGCCTAAACCTAAGGCTAAATCTAAGGCTAAGGCTAAACCTAAAACAAAGAAGAAAAAAGAAGAACCTACATTGTCAGCTAAAGATTTAGCTACTAAGGAAGGTGAACCATATATCGCTATTAACAAAGTAATCATTGACCCAAATGACCTTAATAACGGTGCATTTGAGTTAGATTGGAATGATAAATTTTTAGTCAATCTAGTAAAGCAGGGTTACAAGATTAAAAAGGAAGACACCGATCAGGAAATTGTTGATCGTTGGTTCCAAACTGTATGTCGTAATATCGCACTTGAACTGTATGAACAAGAAGTCGCTGATCCAGACAAGCGTAGCAGCGGTGAAATGCGAGTAATTCGGCAAAGGGATTTGGGTAACGGTCGTACTGAAGTTAGTTGACTTTCGTAATCAGTTAGTATAATATACGTATATTATTCTATTAAATAGGTACACTAGTGAAATACGCCCTTATCGACACAGCTAATACATTCTTCCGTGCCCGTCACGTTGCCAGTCGCAATAGCGATACTTGGGGAAAGATTGGTATGGCATTACATCTGACACTAGCAAGTGTTAATCAGGTTGTGCGCAAATATGGTATCGACCATGTTGTATTCTGTCTTGAGGGTCGCAGTTGGCGTAAGGATATCTACCCACAATACAAGGCTCATCGTAGAGTTGCTGAATCAGCACTCACTGAGGCAGAACAAGAAGAAAATAAAATGTTTTGGGAAACGTATGATGTGTTTACTACGTTCCTACGTGAAAAGACTAACTGCTCTGTGTTGCGCCATGAACGTGCAGAAGCAGATGACCTTATCGCACGTTTTGTACATTTGCATCCTAATGATGAACATTACATCATTAGTAGCGACACTGATTATATTCAGTTGATCACTGAAAATGTAAAGCAGTATAACGGTATCACCAATCAACTAATTACACTTGACGGTTACTTTGATGATAAAGGTAAGCCTGTAAAAGACAAGAAAACAAATGAACCTAAGAAGTTAGATGACCCGCAGTTTCTATTGTTTGAAAAGATCATGCGTGGCGATGCAGGCGACAACGTATTCAGCGCATACCCAGGTGTTCGCACTAAGGGTAGCAAGAATAAGGTAGGTCTTATTGAGGCATATGCTGATCGTACTAAGCAGGGGTTCAATTGGAACAACATGATGCTACAGCGTTGGAGTGATCCAGATGGTGTTGAATATCGTGTTAAAGACCTGTATGAGCGCAATCGTACATTAATTGACTTGACTGCACAACCTGAGGATGTTAAATCACTTGTTGACGAGTCTATTACTAATGGTGTTCGCACAGTGATTACACCAATGGTAGGCATTCACTTTATGAAGTTTTGCGGCAAATATGAACTTACTAAGATTAGTGAACAGAGCGATAGCTATTCTAAATGGTTGAATAATTCTTATGTAGGTCATCTAAAATGAAGAAGATTTACTATGAAAAGGTTGGACGCAAATACGTACCTATCGCCGAGTATGATCAGGATTATCTATCTAGCTTTCCTAAAGGTAGTCACTTAGTTATGTGCTATCCAGGCGGAGAAAGTCGCCGATATAATGTTGATCCCAACTATGCGGCAATGATTGCAGCAGGTAGAGTTGCGCAGGAAGCTATGTCCACTGCTATAAGAAAAGCTAGTGAACTGCAACCTAAACAGAAACCTCTTACTATGGGGCAACGAAAAGCATGGGAAAAACTGGCACGTGAGTTCGGTGATGATCTGTTTACTTTACAAGTATCAAGCAGTCATGACTGTGCCCAAGAAGGAGTTAAGGCCATGATGCAAGAAGCTGACAAGCTAATGTCCAATCCCGCTGTTAAAAAGGCATTTGATCATTTTCAATTGGTCTGTGCCCTCACCAAAGAAAAAAATAATCAGGAGTATACATGAACGCATTAGTTGCGAAACCAATTATCAAAGATCAGTACTGGGTCGTTACCGATGGGGACAAAAAGGTAGGAAACGTTCAGGCCAGCAATACTGGTTATGAGGTAGTATTAAACGGGAATACATTGTATTTCTCTAATACAATAGATATTAAAAATAATACCAAAATAAGTTTTCAACCTATGAAGTCTAACAAGACTACCGTTGAAATGCCGTATCCTGAATATCCTACTACCAGTAAAACATATAATAACATCTTTGATGTTAAGAGAAAATTGCATATCTTTACTAAGACTGTTAAAAGTAAATGTTATCATGCAGCAGGTTGGTTTACAGTTAACCAAAACGGTACTAATCAATTGATTTTTTGTCCAAAATACATCTTTATACAACGTTACCCTTATAATGGCCCTTTTAAAACTAAGGAAGAGGCCTCAAAATACATAAATAGTTGACATGGTCAATATCAAGAGATTTTTAGATAAAATATCAAGTACTGAGGGTAAACGAGCAACAAGTGTAGTTCTACCTATAGAAGATGCTAGGGGTTTACGTGATGAAATCGCAAAATTACTAAGCGACCTTCACGAACTTAACAATAAGAATTCCTCTAACGATATTATTAAAGTAGAGATTACAGGCGGAAAATTTAAATGAGTAGAAATCAACCAAAAGTCATACTTGAACACGTTGATAAGACAACGTACAAGTGTGATCAAATTGTAGAAGCCAGCGGCATTTGGGCTGTGTTCTATGATGATCAACCTATCAATTTAAAAAGTAGCCATTACCTAGCAAATGAGGCTGCTCCTAAATACAAGAAAACTAGTTTTAGTAATCCTGGTCATGCTAGAAACTTGTGTCGTAAACTTAATTCATTATTTAAAACAGATAAGTTTACTGTAGTGTTTATGAATACAGGTACTCAAGTTTATCCGGATGAGTAAAAAACTTATCACTGAGATTGTCATTAAAGAATTACCTGACGATCATCCTGATAAATCAATTTCTGTAGAAAAACTGTTCATGAAGTATTGGGTCACAGGTAGATCCAGTAATATATTGAGACTATCTAAGCAAGGCTATGAGGCATTTCTTGCTGCTGGATTACAAGAGTACTCATATAAAATTAATACAAATTTGTTATCCAAAAAGTTAAACAATATTAACGTACATAACTTAACTTTAAAGATGGGTAAACTATTTAAATGTCCATGGTATTTTAGCAAACCTAATTCGTCGTTTATATCAGTGTCTTTATTTGACAGCAAGGTTGCAATGTTTATTAACCTTTATGGAAGTATAGAAAATTACCTAGAATTAAAAGTGTGAAAGAGATTTCGTAAGTCATTGATTTTGTTGAAGTTATTATATATTAGCAAAAACAATTGACATTTGGATAAAAATTTGTATAATATCTTATATGCAAATACCAGATAATGAACAAACATCAGTAACCCCAATTTGGGCATTTTATCGTGCTGCGTACGGGTTACGAACACCATATCCAAGAGGTGAACCTGCAATTGCTCAAGATCCGCATTATTCATATCGGTATGCCCTTGATGTAATCAAAGGCAGATTCATAGCGGGTGAACCTACAATTTCCCAACATGCAGAATGGGCATATCATTATGCTCGTGAGATAATTAAAGATAGATGGGTAGAAGCTGAACCCGCAATCATTCAGTCGGAATGGGCAAAGTACTACTTTAGTCACTTCCAAGATCAATTCACTGAACATGAAAAAGTATTATGGCTACTAAAGATTTAACTATTGAGCAAGCATTATCAAGTCCAAAAGATGCGTATTGGTATGCTATCGGTGTAATCAAAGATCGCTTTCCACTGGGAGAAGCGGTGATTGCTCAAGATGCTAGGTATGCATATTATTATGCTTGTGATGCAATTGAAGGTCGCTTTCCCGAAGGCGAAGCTGTGATTGCTCAAGATCCTACGTGGGCATATCTTTATGCTCTTGAGGTGATCCGAGGTCGCTGGTCAAAAGGCGAAGCTGCTATTGCTCGGCATGCTAGATATGCATATTTTTATGCTAAAGATGTAATTGAAAATCAATCCATTGAAGGTAGATTCATTGAAGGCGAAGCTGCTATTGTTAACGATCCTGAATGGGCTTCAAGTTATTATCGTTGGTTTAAAGACCAATTCACTGAACATGAGAAGGTATTATGGCTACTAAAGATTTAACTATTGAGCAAGCATTATCAAGTCCAATGAATGTATATCTTTATGCTCGTGATGTAGTTGGAGGTCGATTTCCAGAAGGTGAAGCTGTTATTGCTCAAGATAGTCAATGGGCATATATGTATGCTGTTTATGTAATCAAACGTCGCTGGCCAAAGTGCGAACCAGCGATTTTTCAAGACCACGAGCTGGCTTCAAGTTATTATCGTTGGTTTAAAGACCAATTCACTGAACGTGAGAAAGTATTGTGGCTACTAAAGATTTAATTGAGGCATTATCAAGCTCAGAAAAGGCAGTTTGGTACGCTTTTGATGTAATCAAAGGTCGCTTTGTGGAAGGCGAATACTTGATTGCTCAAGATCCAAATCATTCATTTTGGTATGCCCGTGATATAATTGGCAGCAGATTCTCCCTGGGTGAACCTGTGGTTGCTCAATACACAACATGGGCATATTTTTATGCTCGTGAAGTGAGCCGAGGTCGCTTTCCGGCAGGTGAACATGTTATCGCTCAAGACCCATACTATGCATATTTATATGCTAAAGATGTAATTGAAGGTCGTTTTCCCCTAGGCGAAGCTGTGATCGCCCAAGATCCTGAATGGGCTTCAGATTATTACAAGCATTTTAAAGACCAATTCACCGACGAAGAGAAGGTATTATGGCTGCTGAAAGTTTAAAAAAACAACATAACTTATATTTTGCGTATGGGGCCAACACGAATATCGAGGACATGAGATATCGTTGCCCTAATGCAGAGCCAATTGGAATTATTACCTTACCCAACTATGAGTTGGTGTTTAGGTCTGTAGCTGATATTCAATTTAGTATGGGGAAATCAGTGACCGGTGTATTATGGGCTATTACCCAAGACTGTGAATGGGCTTTAGATATTTTTGAAGGATACCCTAGGTTTTATACTAAGAATTACTTTGATATCAAATACAGAAAAAAAATTGAACAGGTAATGTTTTATACAATGACTGATACTAGTGAAACTGCACCACCAAATTCATATTATGAATCGTGCTTACGTGCGGGGTATAGTCATTGGAAAATCAACCAATCGCAGTTAGATAGTGCGATTGATCTGGCTAAATCGTAAGTCATTGATTCTATTAGA